ATAGATTTGCGCATAATTCTCGACTACTATGTTAACCAACTTAAAGCTGGTGACTTAGAGTTCGCTAACATCTATGACAGATTCCTATCACAGGATAGAATCTATGACAAATACCTAGGTTCAGGACTATAACATGGCAACCACAGAAGAACTATTAAGACGTAAAAAAGAATTAACGGCTAAGATTGCTGCTGCTTCCAAGGTTGATGTTACTGCAACTACTGCAAAAGAACGTATTGCATCATTAGAGGCAACTAAAAAAGACCGTGCTGAACTTGCTGAGATTAATCGTCAGTTATCGGGACAACCTAAGACTCCACCAAAGTCTGATAAGCCAGCACCATTGCCTAAAGGACCAACTGTTGCACCAAACGCGCCCGTTGGTATTACTGATGATTTGGCAGCAGACTTAGCAACTAATGCTGGGTTTAATTTTAATGATACTTCAGTATGGCAGGTTGGCGGAGTCGGAAGTACTGCATTTGTCTACACTGGTGAAACAGAAAAACCAACAGGTGGACTAGTCATGAAGAATGGCAAACCAGTCCCAACCGTAATCCCAACGCTTAAGTTAGCATCAACCTATGCAACCGACTTCTGGAATGACCAAGGTTTACAGAACAAAATTATCGGTGCGTATGCTGCTAAAGGTAGAAAAATTAGCCAACTTGAAGCATATGGTTTATGGTCACAACTAGTAACAACTGCGGCAACTATCTATCAAGGTGGCCGCGGCCCTAAGATTACACCAATGCAGTTGCTGACTGATTCACTTAAGGGTGTAAAGGCAGATGAAGCAACTCTTCCAACTCGCTCTATCTCGCAACTAGACAAGGCTAAGAGTTTTGATGCAATTGAACAATGGGGTCTTACAAAGATTGGGCAGAAGTTAGACGAAGCCACAAAGTTGGAACTATTTGAATTGCTCAATAAGGCCAATACTGGTAGCGTGACTGAGTACAAGAAGGTTAAGAACAAGAAGACAGGTAAGATGGAGAATGTGCAGATTACCACACCTGGTCTTACTGCTGAAGCATCTGAAGCAATTGTTGAAAAGAAACTTAAGGAGTCAAACCCTGAGGAATTCGAACGCCGTAAGGGATTTGAGTTTATGAGAGATATGACTAGCATCCTGTCTGGAGGTCTATAATGGCTATTAGCGACAATGATGCTACAGTAGCAGAACAACTTCAAATGATTCTTGCTCTCAAGGCTACTGACCCAGACCTTGAGAAAGCATGGCAAGCATACCTTTCAGGCGACATGGATGGCTTCCGTTCTTTTGTTTTGGGAAGCGCTTTCTATCGAAACAATAATTCTATTGCTCGCACCAGAAAAACTGCAGCAACTAATCAGCCTGGCGTATACGCACAAGACCTAGATTCTTACAAGGTAAAGTCAAAGAAGCGCCTTATTCAGCAGGGTATTCAATGGACACCTGGTGTTGAAAAGCAGGTAGAACTTGGTTACCAGAGCGGCATGAGCGACGACCAAGTCGACCAGTTAATTGTCAAGTCTGGCTCTATGGGTAAACTTGGTGGAAGCACCATGAGTTCCGTATCAGCGTTGCAGTCATTTGCTAATGCCTACGGTGTTGGTAATCTATTAAACACAGCATACTGGGATACAAAAGCAACAGCATTGTTTGCTGGTGAAACCACATCAGATGATATTATGAATGATATTAAAAATCTTTCAGCTAGCGCCTACCCTGCATATGCACAAGGCATTAAAAACAATGTGTCCCTTTCAGCTCTGGCATCAAATGTAACGTCTACAGTGGCTAACCTATTAGAGTTAGACCCTGATACAGTTGACCTTCAAAATCCTCTTGTTAAAAGAATTATGAACTACGTCGACCCAGCAACAGGGAAGCAAGAAGTCATGCCCCAATGGTTAGTTGAGAAAACAGTTAAAAGTTCACCTGACTGGCCATATACTAATAATGCAAGAAATACTATTGATACTTTAACTACTAAAGTCTTAAGCGATTGGGGCTTAATGTAATGAGATACAATCCAGAATTGCAGATGATAGATGGTGGCGGTGTTGTACCTAATAACCCAACACTAACACCAGCGCAAATGCAAACAGCCGTTAGAAAACTAGGAGCAGGTCAGCCGTTAACCGATGCTGAAAAGATTGCACTAGGTGTGCCAGTAAGCGTTAGCGCTGCTGCTGCAGTAAGTGAAGTTCTAAGCGGACCAGTAGGTATTGAGGACCCACGTTACTATACAGTTAAAGTCGGTGCAACTGGTAAGACCTCTGCACAATTAGCAGCATTTGAAAATGCTACTAATACTGCTAAGGTAATTAACCAAAATGCACCTGGGTATTCATCAACTGTTGACCCAATAACTGGTCAAGTTACTACCAAAAAAACTACAAGCGCTACCCCTCCAGTCATCGTAACTCCTCAAACTCCTCAAGTTAACACATCTAATATTACTGACCCTGCAGTACTTGCTTTAATCAACTCGTTGCAGTCTCAGATTGCTAGCCTATCGGCAGCAAACAAGACAGCCGCAGACTTAGCTGCAGCAGAGAAGAAAGCCGCAGCAGAGACTACACGTAGAAATGCTATTGAAGTTCTTACTGAACGCTTTCAGCGTTATGGCCTAGGAAGTCTTGTTAACAAGATTAAAGAACTAGCAATTGATGGTGCAACTGAAGCCACAATTACACTAGGCTTGCAAGAAACAGAAGAGTACAAGACACGTTTCAAGGCCAATGAAGCACGTATTAAAAAGGGACTACAGGTCCTAAATCCTGCTGAGTATCTTAATGTTGAAGATGGATATCGTCAGGTTCTACGTGCGTATGGACTTAAGCAGTTCGATACTGATGATTATGTATCTCAGTTTATTGCTAACGATGTATCTGCAGCGGAACTTTCTAACCGTGTAGTTACAGCAGTGCAGCGTGTACAGAATGCTGACCCTGCTATCTCACGTCAACTACGTGAGTTCTATGGCATTGGTCAAGCAGACCTGGTCGCTTATGTATTAGACCCTAACCAGCAGTTCCAGAAGATTGAACGTCAGGTTGCAGCATCTGAAATTGGTGTAGCAGCAGCACGTCAAGGACTAAAGACTGGTGTATCAGTTGCTGAGCAACTAGCAGCACAGGGTGTTACGCAAGCAGAAGCACAAAAGGGTTACGCAACTATTGCAGATATCCTTCCAACTGCTGAGAAACTATCTGATATTTATGGCACAACTCTTGAAGGATATGGACAAACAGAAGCCGAACAAGAAGTATTCAATAGCCTAGCATCAGCACAACGTAAGCGTCAGAACCTTACGAAGCGTGAAGTTGCAGCCTTTAGTGGTGCTGCAGGCACAAACAAAACAAGTCTTACTACGCCAAGTATAGGACAATTCTAGAATCCTGAACGGACCTATCGGCCCCGTCAGAGTAATAGACCGATAGTAGGAGCCAGCCAATTTCCCCGAATTGAACTGTGGCCTGCGAACTAACAACGAATAGAAGGGTGGGTTGCTATGAGCAACAACTACTGGGACGACGAAGACGATGACCAAGATAACGACAACGACACACAATTGGACGGCAGTGACTTACTTAAAAAGTTACGTAAAGCCAAGCGTGCAGACGAGAAGCGTATCAAGGAACTTACTGAGCAACTTGAGGGATTTTCCAAGGCGCAGCGTGAGTCAACCGTTAAGTCAGTACTAGAAAAGAAGGGTGTAAACCAGAAGGCAGCACGTCTAGTCCTTAAGGATTTAGATGGTGATTTTTCAGAAGAGGCAGTATCGAACTGGCTAGACGAGAACGCTGACCTATTTGGTATAGAGGTATCACAGAAACGTGACGAACAAAACCTTGCGACGCTACGTCAGCAGGATGTCATGACACAGAATGCCGTTACACCAGACCGAGCACAGGACTTAGAACAGCGCATGGACAATGCAAGTTCTATGGAAGAGTTAATCTCACTGATGCAAGGACAACAATAATATCCGTTCATAGTCAAGGAGACTAAAAAACATGCCTAACGCATATACAGATACCTCGAGCACGTCGCTCGGCGGTACAGTTGGCGGCGCAGGTCTCGTACAAAAGGCGTATGACCGCCTTCTCGAGTTCGCTCTCCGTTCAGAACCCCTAATTCGTTCTGTCGCAGATAAGCGCCCAGCAAAGCAAGCAATCCCAGGTTCAACTGTAGTTCTACAGAAGTACGTTGACCTAGATACAAAGACATCAACACTAACAGAGACAGTTGACCCAGATGCAGTAGCATTGTCAACACCAACATCTGTTACAGTGACACTTAACGAGTACGGTAACGCTGTACTTGTAACACGTGCGTTGGAACTATTCTCTCTAGCAGATGTAGACCCAGCAATCGCTAACATCATTGCATACAACCTAGCCGATTCTATCGACGTAGTTGCAATGAACACACTTCGCTCAGGTTCAAACAACATCTACGCAGGAAATGCAACAGCAGTTGCTAACGTAGATGCAGCTGACACACTAGACTCAGCA